TATCACACAGTCCAAGACCTCCTGACCATTCTGGCATCCACCAGTCCAGTTTCGAGTCATCTAGGAGTTTTCTGTGTATATTGATAAAACGTTTTTGGACGCTACTTCGCAAATGCTGTGGGCATCCCATCATCAACCACTGGTTCCTCGCTCCGATTGTCTCTATTCCATCAAGGAATCTCGGTTCTTTCTTCTGGCCGAGTCTGACACTTTTCTCATTGTGATACAGTAATCCTAAAGAGATGAAAGGGATTTCAACAAACCCGTTTCCCTCTATACTGAACATCCTTGAGTTTAGTGTACAGAACTCATTTGTCCAGAACACCTTTCCAACAGAAGGTTTCAAACCCATCTCTGTTCCGAAGTGTTTCCAAGCCAATTGAGTTTCCATATTTGCTGGAAAAAGACAGTCGTCTCCGTTGATTTTTGCTCTTAGATCCTCTAGAGCAATTTCGTCACCTTCTCCCTCTTCCATCGACATTCTCACGAGTGTCACGTTAGCAATGCATAACCAGATGAAAGAGAGGATTGACCCCATCAACTGACCGTTCTGTTGGTTTGCACGTTTGATTTCGTGCATCCCATCCCGGTCTTTGAGAACCATGATGTGTTGAGTGAGTGATTTGTGGCATAGTGCGATTTCTTCTGGTTTGAGTTTCAATGTTCTTGCAACTTCCCCAGTGATTTCTTCGGTCACCCAAGAATCAAGTTCGTTTGTCGCGTCGGAGTAATCTCCTGACAACATTCGTTCATCTGATCTCAGGTGTGTGATCGTTTCACTGATGATTTTCGCGGACACTGTTTCTCCCAGAAGTTGGAAGACTTTCATTTTTCGCATTATGTTGTGCATGAATTTTTGGAGTGGTTTGAGTATGAAGTATGTGGCTGGTGGTCCTTTTGTTATTACACGTGGTTTTGCAGGCTCCGAGAGTCCGAATGGGACTGCCAACGGTTCTTCGTTTATTGCCTCTTCCAGCACTCTTTGACGAAAGTCATAGACTGCTCGAGTCAATTTTGAAGCATCAACGTTGTGCTCAATGTCCTCTTCGCTCAACCTGATTTCATCTTCTTCCTCATATCCACTTTTCCTCTCTTGTTTGAACTTCAGCAACGGACCCTTGATGTCAAGACTCTCTACATGATGTAGTAGATGTCCCAATGCACCATAGTTTTTTCTACTATTATTATAGTTGGCTGAAGCGGAGGGGAGTGAATATGTGAATCTAACACTATCTGTGTACTTGTGATTCGAGAACATTTCTCGCACTGTACGTCTCAAATGTTCTTTGACTTTGAGTTTGTCAGGTGTGTCACTGTCGATGTTTTTTGGTTGAGTGAGTTTCTCGAAGGTTTTTATTTCTGCATACCGGACAAAGTCTTCATCCGGTCGTGTTAGACCTCCTTTGGATTGTATGAGTGACTGTAGGAATGATTTCTGCTCTGATTTCTCGCACCGGCGGAATATCCAGTTTTGGATAAATTGGTTGACTCTGCCACCAATCAGGACATCCGGTTTGTCTTCGACACCTGTAAATGGTGCAACCGGTAATTCTGTTCCGCTTTTGGCAGCTACAAATGCTGCCACTTTGTATTTTGTGAGTGCGATCACTCGTGACTTCCGAGCTGTCACGTTTTTCCCGTTGCTGTCGATATCATTGTCGACAGTTTCTTCGGGGATCTCAGATAAGAGTTTTTCCCAGTGATGTTGTGTGTTATTTGTGTTGAGACCATTTGTCTCTAACCCGTAGAACGC